CTGCAACTTCCCCTACACATTTCATGAGTTTAATTCTGCTTTTGTCCTTTATAACAATAAAATTGAAGAAAACCAAATAAAAAATATAAAATTTACAAAAATCTACAAAAAATATTTCTCTCCCTCTCTGTTTTTAAGTTTTAAAAAAGATAAACATTTAATAGACTTGCAACTTATCAATAGTTGCTACAAACTTGGTGTTCGGGATGATATATCCGACTTACTTTCATCTAACGATGCCAAACGTGTTAAGGCTAACCTTGACAATGCGTTGCTTGCCATCGATCTTGATGGTTCCATGCTCACTGGAAACGATGTAATCCCTACAGGAGGTCACGCTTCCACAACCACCCACCCAAATTTTATTTCTAATACTTATGTTTCTCACTTGAAAACTATTATTAAGAATGTTGATTTCAACTTGCCTGTTACGCAAGCCGGTGGTTGGCTTGAAAATTTGATTGGTGTGCAACCTGAAAGTATAAATGATCTAACAGCGAAGATAAATCAAGCTATAGACGACTCTCGTTCTTTTATTGAGGATACTGCTAATAGCGTTAATACGCACCTCCCTAGACTCGCTACCGCACTCTTTTGTGCCATTCTCGTCTATGGTGTTCTTAAAGCTTTCTTTTATAAAGACTACTCTATTGTCTCTTTTCTTGGTATTACATCTGTTGCCTTCGTCACTTTTTTCCCTACTGAAATTCTTGATGTTGTTGGTAAACTTGTTTCCACCCCTGGCGAACCTGTTGCCCAAATGCTTCCTGATGATAAGGATCCTCAATTACCTTGGGACACCATCATCAACTTGATCACCCTTTCCGTTGCTTTTTTTACTGGTCTGGATTTGAAGAAATTTAAATTCAAGGTCAAAGATATAGTTCCTACTATTTCATCTTTACCAAGACTTGACAAAGGTATACGTCACGCTATTGATGCTATTAGCGATATAATAACGTCTATTGTTAACTATGTTCGTGAACACGTATATAATCTCCATCCTATTATGAAGAAAGACACAGGTATTGA